ACCGGTTGGGGCGCAACGCAGGACGCCCATCTCCAGGGTCAGGCCCCAGGCGAAAGGTCCGCAGGCGTCGACGACAGACGAGGTGTCGGGGTTCGGGAAGTCATCACTGGCGGAGAACATGGTGACCGGACGGACCCAGGCCAGGCCCGAGCAGCACAGATCCTCGTACGCCGAAGCGTCCGAGGAGACGATCTCACCTGTGCGGAAACAGCATTCGTCGGGGACCTTGTCGACGGCCATCTCCAGGGGCAGAGCTTCGCACAGGCAGGTCAGCAGGGACTGGGCAACCGGGAGGATGAGAAGGTCGCTCATGGGATGGTCACCTGCCGGGTCACTGGCAAATCTGGCGAGAAGACGCGCAGGCGGTGCTTGAGCCCGTATGGGTTCAGCGCGGTGATGATCTGGTCAACTTCGGTGATGCCGGTCAGGCCCCTGTCCAGCAGGGTGTCGATATCGACGAACGTGAGTTGAACGCCCTGACGAGCAATGGTGCTCAGACGCTGGGGTAGCCTGCATGGGCTGCCACAACACGCCTTAGCAAATTCACATGCAAGAATACCAGTCGCACTTGCCAGGGCAGCCGGGCCGAGCAACCCCCGTCCGTACACGACGCTGAGCGTGTTGGCTCCCGTGTCGACGTTGTAATCCTGGCAGCTTGGCCAGCATTCGCCGTCCGTCCGCACCAGCCATTGGTTGTTGTCGACTCGCCAGGATGTGGCCGGGACGAGGACCCCGTCCTGGGTGACGGTGGTGACCGAGTTGACCGGGCCGGGCAGGTAGACCTGGCAGTTCGGCTCGCATGAGCAGCCCGTCGATCCGCACCAGCAGTTGCGCCACTGACCGTTCCAGATGTAGGGGATCCACGTCCCATACGACCAGTAGGAGCCCTGGTAGCTGTTGGCGCATGGCATCCCGCAGGGCCGCACCGTCATCTCGCACAGGCCGAACCTGCGTCCCGTGGCAGCCCACAGGACCAGGGAGGCGTAAGCCGCAGCTGAGGCCTGCAAAGGAGCCCCCAGGCCGTCCCAGGTCGAGCAGCAGTCAGTGTCGATGGTCCAGGTGCACGGGCCGCCCGGGTCCCCGGTGTCCAGCGGAATGGTTTCAATCGCCACAATCGCCCCCTTCCTGACCAGTCTAGGCCCTAAGCGTCAAAAGGGGCACACCCAGCTGAGTGCGCCCCCTGACCCCGGTGGAACTTACGGAACGTGAACGGTCATGACGGCCAGATCCGTCGGCACCGACACATCCCGGATGGTGATGTTGTAGATCCCGTTGTTGGGATAGGTGTGAGCGATTGTCGCGGCTTCGGCCTGGGCCAGGTCCGATGTTCCGTCGCCCCAGAAGATGTCGACAGTCCCCGAAGCCACGACGTTGGCGTACACCAGCGAAGTCGCCAATGGAACCCCGCCGACGTTGGTGGTGAACGAGGTGACCGTCGGCTGGGCCGCTGAAGACGGGCAGGTGTTGACGTTCTGCGCAATCGCTGAGCCGTTGCCGGAGTTGACGACGATGTGCGTCCCCGCCACATAGCCTGCCAGCAGGTCGGCACCGGCCCGCTTGAGCACCAGAGCGCCATGGGCGGCGAAGATGGCCTCAGGAATGACGAAGGCCAGGACGTTGTTCGCCGAACTCGTCCGGACCAGCTGGCGGTCGATGCCAGCCCAGCACAGGACGCGCTGGGCGGTCTGCTTCAGCTGGGCGTAGTTGTCGGTGGTGATGGTCAAAGATCCATTTGCCATGGCAGCTTTCCTTACGCTACAGCCAGAGAGATCTGATATGCGGCGGATGAGAAGTTCATCGGCCACAAGCGAATGAGATAAGTGCCCGGAGCGGCGTAGACGTGGTTGACTGTCGGGCCGACAGTGACCGTCTCCGTCGCGCTCGCGTCGCCCCAGTCGACGATGGCTGGCAGGGTGCCGGTCGGGATGGTGACCGTGGCCGTCAGGACGCCTGAGTCGACAGCGACCAGGTCGAGCGGCATTTCGACGCAGCCACAGGCTGCCAGCGGCGGAGCCAGGGTGCTCCACAGCCACAGCTCATGGTCCGTCGGGCCCACCGGGCTCAGCAGCGGAATCGGGTCGCCCAGGTTCACGGCGGCCTGGGAGTGCTGAACGGTGTAGGGCCCCACGCCCCAGTTGCCGCCGGACTTTGTGCGTCCCGACAGGACGAAGTCGGCTGCGCCGTTCTCCAGGGTCAGGTCGCCGATGGTGCCTTCGACGAACCAGGGGAACAGCAGGTAGCCGTAGCGGGGCGCTGGAGCGCCTTCGACGCATAGGTTGCCCGTGGTCCTGGTCCACACCTCCACCCCGGCGTTGACCAGCGCCGAGGAGCCTTCGGAGTTGCGAAAGCCGATGACGTTCGGAGGCGTCGCGTTGTCTTCGATGACGGTTTCCCCGGCGAGGAAATTGACCAGCTGCGGATCGACGCCGCAGAACGTCATCGTCAGGTTGATCCACTTCAGGATCATCGGGTCGGTTTCTTTCACACAGAAGACGCCGTCGCCGTTCTTCTTGAAGAACTCTTCCCGGTCCTCGTACTCCCGGGCGATCTCAACGGTGATGACGCCGTCGGAGACGACGGTGGAGCAGTTCTCCACCACGTCGCCGCAGCTGTTCAGGAGTGTGGCCCGGATGCGGGGGACCTTGAACGGCGTGGCGCAAATAGTTGCCATCACTCACTTCCAGCTTCTTCTGCGACATCGACTTTGCGGGGACGGCCGGGGCGGCGCTTGAACTGGTCGGCGACAACCGGCTCGACCTCGGGCTTCAGCGCTTCCAAATACAGCTCATGCAGGTAGTCCGGGACGATGAAGGCGAAACCGTTGTCGGTGTTGGTTCCGACGTCGCGCGGGTCGTCGGCCAGAGCCAGAAGCAACTGAGCCGTCTCCTTGTCCTTGTCCTTGCCGCGCGGCGGGTATACGACAGCCATGTCAGACCACGTCCAAAGTTGGGTTGGAGGCGAAAGCGGCGCATTCGAAAGTGACGATGTACTCGCGTTCACGGGTGCCGTTGACCTGGTTCGTGGCCCGGTCCAACGCCGCCGACAGGGGCGAGTAGAAGACATCCGACTCAGGGCTGCGCCAGATCGACACCTGGGGTGTGATGTAGAACCAGGTCGTGTTGGCGGCCGGGGCCACGCCGACCGGGCTCAGCCCGGCGTAGTTGCCGATGGACACGTAAGTGCCCAAGGGTGTGCGCCACACGCCAGCCGGGTCCCGGTACATCTGCATCGCCTGCATCAGGAAAGCTGAGCCCACGTAAGGGATGTGGAGCACTCCGGGCAGGCCGTAGCCCGCGTAGAGCGCAGCTTCCAGAGCCGACACGGCTTCGACGACGTTGGTCGCCGCGCCAAGACTTGTGGCGGCTGGGGTGTTGTTGGCCAGGCTGGGTGCCTGGCCGCAGGCGCCGGTGGAAAAAGTCGCCTCCACGGTCATCTGCTCGCCAGCGACAGCCCGCTCGCGCAGCCTCTCTTGCAGGATCCCGTCCGTCATCCCCACCGACCCGCACAGCAGCGAGGTCAGGACGACGAACGGGTCCCCGGTGATGACGTCGTATGGCGTGCCGGGCGCTTTCAGATCCAGGTCCGGCAGGCAGTTGGTCTCATAGCAGACCGGCTGATCACAGACGGCTGTCTCATACTCCACACCGCCTTGACGGGCGTGGACGGGGAGCTGGTCCGACAGGGTGCCCATCGCCTGGGCGACGGTGAAAAGGCCGTACTGCGGGGTGATGCTGCCTGGGCGGCGCACCAGTTCCCGCATATTCGCCAGGACTGCCATCCGTTTCTCCTTTCGTGGCCTCGTGGCTTAAGGGGGCCCGGTTTCCCAGGCCCCCCACTCGGAGAGTTACGGAGTGATGTCGGTGCAGACGACGCTCTGGAGAGCCGAAGTCGCGCCGGATGGGCAGATGTCGACGGTGTAGACGCGGCTAAGCGGGCACATGCGCATGACGGCCCAGCCGTCTTCCATGAACAGCTGAGTCACCAGGTTCTGCGGCAGGTTCACCGAGTCGTAGATGCTCTCCAGTCGGATGACGTCCTGACGGGCCAGGACCCAGGTTCCTGCCGGGTAGGCCAGGAACTGGAGCTGCTTCGGCGTCACGTTGGCTGGCAGGGTCAGGATCGCGGTGTCCGCGCCAGGTCCGGTGACGACGCCGGAGAAAGCGTCCTGCCAGTCGTAGACCCACTGGACCCGGGCGTTGCGCATGGCGAACCAGGCGGTGATGTCGGCGTCAGTCAGACCAACGCCGTCGATGCCGGTGCGACGGCTGTAATCCTGACGGAACAGGGCCTTGAGCCAGTACGGCAGAACGATTTCGACGGTGCTGTTCTGCGCCATGCGGAGCCGGTACTGGATGTCCACGATGGCCATCTCCACGATGCCGAGCACGTTGGAGATGAGGCTCAGGTCGGACGACCATGGGCTGACCGTCGACGGGGCGACAGCTGTCGACCCGGCCACGATGTCTGCGATGATCTCGCGGTTGACGAAGTGGGCGTAGGTCGCCAGCGCGCCCTGCACGAAGGTGCTGACGAACTCCGGGTAGGCCCGGTTCTGGAGGATGGCGCCGGTCAGGCAGAGAACGGTGACCTTCAGCCGGTCGTCGACGAACGGCGGGCATGGGATTTCGACACAGGTCTTGGTCGTGTCGGCGATGACCTGGGCCTCGGTCAGCTCGTTGAAGCCGGTGCCGGTGCCGAAGATCGCGTCGAACTCGATGCCCTGGTTGTGCCGGATTCCGCCACGGCGGGCCAGAACCTCAGGACCCTGCCACATGCCGTCGGTGGCGATCTGGAGACATGTGGTGTACAGGGTCTCCGACGGCGAGCACCAGCCGTTGGCCGCGACCAGCGACCCGCCTTCGAGCCGGGTCTCGTCAGCCGCGCGCAGGAGAACCTGGTGCATCGACTCTTCGCTCATCTCCTCGGTGAGGATGAAAGCCGGGTCGAAGTTGCGGCGCAGCTCGGCGATCGGGTGCTGAAGCACGTTGGTGGACGCGCCCGACTTCGGGTAGGTGCGGACGCGGGCGCTGAACGCGTCGGCGAAGTCGCGCCAGCTGGCGAACTCGCGGCCGTCGGACACGCCCGGCAGGTTGTTGGCCGCGACGAGGCTGTGGTTCGGTCCCAGCCAGCTTTCCTCGGCGAGGACCAGCTCGGCCTGCGGGGCGACTTCGGCGACCTGGGCCATGGTGACCCGGGGCGCTGGGGCGACGGGGGCTGGGGTGATGTCGTCCACGGAGGCGACGATGACCTCAGGCTCCACGACCGGCGCTGGCTCGACTGGTGCTGGCTCGACTGGTGGGGTGGGGTCCAGGCCGTCGAGGCTCAGCGTGGCGAAGGTCGACGCCCGGCTGCGACGCCCGTTGATCTCGTCGCGGGCGCAGGTCGCGAAGGCGTGCAGGTCGGTCACCCGCTCCAGCGTCTCGGCGTCAACGGTCTCAGGATCGGCGACGCCTGCTCGCAGGGTGCGCAGCTCGTCGGTGGCGACCCGCAGGAGGTCTTCGAGTCCGGCGACGCTGAACACGCTCAGGTCGGCGGGGATCTGGAATGGCATCGCAGATTCCTTTAGGCAGGATGGCGGGTGGACAAGTGCTCGACTTGTTCGGTGTGCTCACGAGGCCCGCAGCCATCCGTGCTTATGTGCGATGTTAGATAGTTTCTGGTGTTTGTGCAACTATGTCCGTTTTAACGCCCCCCGATTTGCCCTGTTGCCAAGATGTATGGCATGGGGTAGCCTCCCCGATATGGAACACATGCTGAGGCTGCTCGGAGCGGGGATCGTCTCAGTCCTCGTGGCGGCGGCGTCGAACGTCTTCGACTGGGGCCTGCCCTGGTGGGCATCCGCGCTTATCGGTGTGGCCGTCGTCTACGGAATCGTCATCCTGGTCGCTTTGGACGTTGACTGATGACAGCCATGATCGATGTCGAGCTGTCCTGCGACGGGCCCAACGCCGAGTTCTTCATGGCCTGCCCGCATGACAGCAAACTGTTCGCCAACAGCGCCACCCTGGCTCGCAGACAGGCCCGTTCCGAGGGCTGGATCCAGTCACGTCGGCGCGGCAAACTGGTGGACATCTGCGGCATCTGCCAGCAGGTGAGCGGTCCGGACGTGAACCGAGGCGCACCATGACGCATAACATCCACGATCTCGTCGAGCAATGGCATAGGTTTCTCAGCAACACGTTGAGGTTTCTCATTTCCTCGGGAGTGGTTGGGAGCCCCGTCATGCCGGGTGTCAGCACAGCCGATTCCAGCATCCCAAGCATGAGTGCGATCTTGTGCCTGAGCCCGTTCGGGCTGATCCGAGCCCCCTGCGGGTGTCGAAGCTGGCTCGGGGGCGAAGCTGCCTGTGGGAGCCGATTTGGCCCCCATTTCGCCAGGGCCGATGGCAGCATTTCGGCCCCGTCCCCAAGTGGTTCGTCGACCACAGGTGGAACAATGCTGAGCGAACTCGCCTTCGTGTCGAATGCGGTGACATGGTGAAGGAGTTCAACGCCTTCGGCGAGGTGGCGCATGAGCCTCAGAGTTGGCAGCACCGCCATGGGGCGCAATGGGATTGGACCTGAGAACGAAGATTTGCATCTGCCGAACCGCGCATCCGTCTGAGTGCGAAAAGCACGCTGCGGCATGGCGATGCTTGGGACCAGCTCGCTTCGGTGCTGCGGCTGCACGGGCCGAGGAACGTGAAATGGGGAGGCGGCGTGAGGCGGCCGAAGCTGAAACGGGGCCGGGACCGCTACCGTCCCCTGGCTCGGCTGACTAAGCCGAAGTTGGGCCTGAAGGTGTGGCATAAGCACACCTATCACATCTCCGGCGATGAATTCGTGTGCTGGGAGTCTTCGGTGATCGAGATCGTCCACAAGTCGGGGCTGCTCGCCATCCGAACCGTTTACGGATATGAGCGCACCGTCGCCCTGAACACCCTGTTCGTTTAGGCAAATAGAAAAGCCCCGGTCCGGAGGGAGTCGTCTCCAGGGCCGGGGCTTTTCATCTTGGGGAAAGGAGCGACCGCGAAGCCACCTGGCTCAGCGTACCTCACTTGGCCTTGGGGGCGTAGCTAAAGAGAGCTAGCGGAGCGATTCGGCGTGGCGCAAGCAACCATCTCGCGGTCGCTGAATCGTTCCACCAATGTCACTTCTTAACCGGCGTATAGCTTCCACCCTTAATGCGTGTCAGGGCCCTGGCCTCCTGCTCGGAGGCGACGACTTTGGTTGTTCCGTCGGCCATGACGACGCTGAACTGGGTTTTAGCTTTGTTACATCCGCACATGGTGACTCCTCTCAGGCTGCGCAGCCGCAGCTGCCGTCGGAAGGTAGAAGATCTTGAAAGGCTTGAGTGAGCACGCTGGCACGGTGCGCCCGATCGGCAGAGTCCAGGAAGGCGTCCACGTCGCTGAAGACGCTCGCGTGCTCGACCTCGTGGCCCTCCGAGTCTTCAAGCATGCCAGCGGCCGTAAGCGACACAACACCGTCACCGTCCTCGTGAAGAACGGGGAAGCCCGGGCTGTTGACGGCAAGCGCGGCACACAGTTCAAGGTTGCCGTCAGCTTGTCGCCAGTCGCCCGACAGTGGGCTGCGACGCAGCTCTGCGACCCTTTCTTCGGACACGCCTGCCACGAGTGCCCCAGCAACCCATATGCCGAAGCGGTCCTCACCTGCGTTGACCACTGCGACACAGGCCCCTGTGTGCTCGTAGTGCTCGATGGCCGGGATGATGCCGAAACGCTTGTCCGCATGACCGGTGCCCAAGGTGATGTTGCCGACGGGGATGACGGTGCCGTCGTCGCACTTGACTGAGCCTAGCCGGAAATGCTTGTAGCCCGTGGCCGACTTCGGGGCCATGAGACATTTGCGTCCGATGCCCCGGTGGCACTTCTTCCACATCGCCAGATGCCCGAAGATCCGGCTGTCCTCGGCGATGACCACCGGAGTCGGCTTTGTCAGCTCCGGGTCGGCGAAGGCTTCCCTTGGCGGGTACAGGACTCCGGCCGCAGTGACCACTCGGGTGAACTCGTCGTCCAGTGTGAACATCTCAGCTCCCCCCAGGGTTGCTGTCGTGGCCGGTTTCGCCTCAGCCGACGTGGCTCCAGCCCGGCCGCCCCGCTGCCAGGGCGCGATGACCCTCGGGTCGGCGTAGGTCTCGCGCAGCACGTCGTAGATTTCGGTGACGACCTGCTGAAGCTGGGTGATCTCAGCCTCGGGCACCGCGTCCAGGCCGCCGTGTCCGTTGGACAGGAAAGTGCCTGCGCTGAACACGGCCCTGGGGATGAGGGTCAATTTGCCGTTGTGGATGTCGGCGATGGGCAGCCGATATGATTCCCGATTCGTCGGCGGCAGCGACTTGTCCTGGTACAGGAACGCCTGACCGAATCGGGTCGGGTCCCCCCCTGACCATTCGGCTATGCGCGTGATGGCGTCGTCGAAGGTGAACACGGTCTCCCGTGGCGCGACGGGCATGCTGCGCCAGGATGATTTGTTAACCGCGAAGGTCACATGCTCGACACCTGCGCTGGCGAGGATGGTCATCTCCTCGTCGTCGTCGACGGTGATGTGAACCTGCGGGAAGGCCGGTCCCATGACGAAAGTGAGTCCATGCGCATTACCACGCGTAACTTTGACCGCAAAATCCTCTTCGCGTGCTGGGTGGGCCACCACCTCGTAGGTCAGATCTGGGTCGAGATCGACCGAGGGACCAATGAGTTTGCGGTCGAGAAGATAGACGGCTTCGACGACCTCTGGGACGATGCGCGGGTCCAGGAACTCACCACGACCCCATACCCCGCCATCGCTGGCATATTGAGCATCCCAGCTTCCCACCACGACCGAACCCTGGTGGCCGGTTGAGCTGACGCGCTGCCAGGCGGCGAACATGGGAAACTCACGGTAGGTCAGGGCCTGGGAGGCGAACATGCGCCGGTCCCCTGTCGCCGCTTCCTCCGGAGCGACAAGGCCATGCCAGCGGATGGTCATCACGCCTCCTTAATGATCAGATCGCAGCGGCATGCGATCACGTTTGCGGCCAAGCCTCGTGGGTCGCCGGGATAGGCCAGGTCTTCCCCGCCGACCTGGAAGAAGTCGCGTAGCGTCCGGGTTTGGCCATCTGCCCGGACGTGGGACGGCCTGGTGTCGTCGTCCTCTTCGGAGTCCCACGTTTTCGTCCATCCACGTCCCGTCGGCGGCTCGTAGTACATAGCTGCCCCAAGTGTCCCACTTTGCCAGGCCCGATGCGTTTCCGTGACAGCTATGACCTTCGCCCGGTTGGTCCAGTTTTCACTGCCGGTGAAGTCCAGGACGGCGTCGACCCGCCTGGCGATCTGTTCGTTGTCCTCACCGGCCCGATGTCCGGCTTCCAGAGCGGCGAAGATCATCCGGTAGACGTCGTCGGGCATCCGGACCAGCAGGTTCTGAGTGAGCTGAAGCTGGGCGATGACGAACGAGTCGGTTTCGATGAAGTCCTGACCTGACCGCAGCTCCCAGGCGGCCCCGGCCACATGGGCCAGCTCAGGCAGCAGGTCGGCGACTTCGGTGTTCCACGCGGCTCTGACGGCGTCTATCGCGCTGGGATCCGGGCGCAGCCGATCCCGCATGACGAGTCGGCGTGCCAGGTCCAGCCAACGGCTCAGCATGCCGCGCACCTGACTCAGGACGCGCGGCTCGAAGTCACGGGGGCCAGCCATCAGATCAGCTCGCATCCACGCAGGTGCGTCCGCAGATCTTCGATGTCATGAGACTTCGAGCTGATCAGCAGGAACGAGCAGTAGGTTCTCAACGACTGCTCCAGCCGACCCAGATCCACGTCGATGGCCGCAAAGTCTGAGGCCAGGTAATCGAATCCACGGTCCAGCAACCGATCAGCCTCGTTGCCGGGAACGCGGATTCTTGTGTGCAGCTCGAACTTGGGCAGATCAGGCCACTGACCCCGATGCTGACGGGTCAGCAGCTGGCCGCCGACAAGCTCCAAAGCCCTGCGCACCACCACGTTGGAGGCAGCCAGGACAGGGTCGGGCGCGTAGGTGATCTCCATGCCTGAGGCCAGGATCGGGGTGCCACCCTGACTGGCCCGGCTCGGTCCAGGATCGCCTGGCGCCACGGGCCTCGGCTGGTTGTCCACCGAGCGTGCTGGCACTGGCGGAGGTGGCGGGCCTGGGGCGTTGGGATCGCCAGGCGCCAGGGCTAGCGGCTCAGGCATCTCAATGTCCAGACCGGCGGCCTCCACCAGCTGTGGGACGTTGATCAGGGTCGGGTCGCGTTCCATCAACATCCGGACGAACTTGCGGGTGTCTTCTTCCTTGTCCATGGCGTCGGTCATCGGGTTGTAGCTGC